AGTCAACTGGTGGCACAGATGCGCTGACGACCGCGAGCACGGTTTCACTCACCACAGAAGTTTCGGGCACGCTTCCAGTCGCAAACGGCGGTACTGGCGCAAGCACCCTGACATCTGGTGGCGTACTTCTCGGCAACGGTACAAGCCAAATTGGCGCAACTTCAGCAGGGTCCGCCAATCAAGTTCTTCGGGTTCCGGGCGCTGGTGGATCACCTGCCTTTGGCGCTATTGACCTTGCGCAGTCTGCTGCCGTCACTGGTGCGCTCCCAATCGCAAATGGTGGTACTGGTCAGACAACTGCGTCTGCGGCCCTTGCGGCACTTGGTGGAACGACAAAGTACACCGCGCAACTTGGCGACGGTGCTGCAACGACCTACACCATCTCGCATGGTCTTGGAAACATTTGGGTCACCGCCCAAGTATTCCAGACCTCAAACGGCGAGCAAGTCTATCCAGACATCACCGTCGGATTGACAACAGGAACCCCGAACGGCACCGTTGTTCTGGACTTTGCTCAGGCACCAAGCAGCAACCAGTACAGGGTTGTTATAATCGGGTAAACCCCCGCTAGGAGGGCCCGATGCCAAAGCTACTTAGCAAGGTAAATCTCCCGCGCTATAGCAGCGCGCCCTCAACGCCGTCAGAAGCCGATCTTTACTACAACACGTCAGATGACAAAATTTACGTATATACGGGCTCGGCCTGGGTTGAGGTTGGTGGTGGCGGCGGCTCTGGGGATATCACAGATGTTGTTGCTGGAAACGGACTTACCGGGGGGGCTTCTAGCGGTGCGGCATACCTTGACGTTGGGGCTGGGACTGGAATTAGCGTTACTGCAAATGAGGTCGCGGTAGACACAACAGTTATTGCCACTAAGGCATATGTAGACGCCTACGCCCCACAAATGAACTGGCACGGGGCAGTTGACTTTACAACGGCGGCAGCGCTTCCAAACAGCCCCTCCTACGCTGCCGGAACCGCAGATGCTTCTGGCGGGTATGGTGTTGGCGCAACGCTGACCGCAACAACATACGGCGCCCTCGTCATTGACGGGGTTACCATGACAAACGACAACGAGGGTTCGCGCGTCCTTATCAAAGACCAAGTGAACGCTGCCCACAATGGAATCTATAACATCACCGAGGCTGGGACTGGGGCTATCTACTGGGTTCTTACCCGATCCACCGACTCAGACAACCATGTCGCAGATCAAGTGTCTTCAGGCGATGCAGTATTTTCTATAAACGGGACAACCAACGATCTATCGGGATTTGTGCTTATTTCGGAAGGCGGTGCTGGGGGTGTTCACCAGATTGGCACCGATGACCTTGACTGGTATCAGTATACGGGAATTAATGCTGGAAGCGGAATAACCGTCACAGGCACCACCGTTTCAGTTGACACCGGAACAGGTCTTACGGTAGACGGTACTGGCGTCGCGGTCCAGTTCAGCAGCGCAACAAACAGCTCATCTGAAACCACAGCCGCGACACCGCTCGCGGTAAAAACAACTTACGACATTGCTTATGCCGCAAACGGCCTTGCCACTACTGCCGTACAGCCAACACTTGTTAACGCAAAGGGAGACATCCTTGCGGGAACAGCAAACGACACGCTATCCGCGCGCTCGGTTGGATCAAACGGACAACTTCTTGTGGCGGACTCCGCTGAGGCAACTGGACTTAACTGGCTAACGCCGCCGTATCCAAATGCCGCAAACGCGGCGCTGACTGGCACTGTCACAATTGATAACAACACCGGATCGCCACAGAGTCTTGGTGGGCTTACTTCAGAAACAAGAATCCAAGCAGTAAGCGCTGACGGTCAAGATACGACAATTGTTCTTGATGCCCACGGAACATCCATACACGGCAAGCTTGTCTCTCGAGTATCTCGTGGAACCGCCGCTTCGCCAACTGCAACGCAATCTGGCGACATCATGGCCGAAGTTGCTGCGTTTGGGTATGGGGCAACTGGGTATGGATCAAGCCCATCGGCAACGATTAGGGTTTCAGCCACTGAGAACATGACCGACTCCGCGCTGGGCGGAAAGATGGAAGTGCTGCTGGTCCCGAACGGCTCAACCTCACCAGCAACTGCCGCAACAATTACAAGCACAACGCTTGACCTTCCGACGGGATCAGATTATAAAATTAACAACACAAGCGTATTGTCAGCAAGCACGCTTGGCTCCGGCGTGACAGGATCATCGCTTACCTCTGTTGGCACAATTGGCACTGGAGTTTGGCAGGGTACCGCTGTGGGGATTTCTTACGGCGGAACGGGTCAGACCACAGCCGCTAACGCAGCCAACGCCCTGCTCCCGTCGCAAACCGGCCTTGCTGGTCGCGTGCTTGCGACAGATGGGGCAGGCACCTTGTCATGGTACGATATTGACATTAGCAACGAAACCATTGATGGAGGGAGCGCGTAGTGTCTAAGGATAAAGTAATAAAGTTTGTTTCTGACACAAAAATCCTAGAGGAGTTTTGGCCGCGCCCAATTGGGAAAGAGCTCCCAGATTGGTTCCGAAAGATGCCAGCATATGGCGGTTATGATGGAGCTGGGGCAGAAGAGAAAAGGCTTTCCGGCGCCGATGCGACTTATAACTCCACCATTAAAAGATGTGTTCCGATGCTGGACAGCCTATCCCTTGGATATGTTCTCCTTACCCATCAAGATGTTTATGTAAAGATTGATGCGCCAAAAGAAGAGGACGACGCAAATGATGTTGGGGGCTGGCAGTTTTCTTGGCGCGCAGGAGTTAGCCCTACGAAGGCCGTGGAGGGTCACGCATTCGGTCAGGCAAGCGAACACCCACTCGCCTCACTGTACGGGGGAAGGGATGTTCATAAGTGGATAAACCCTTGGAGAATTGAGACACCGCCTGGGTACTCTACTCTTTTTGTTCCCCCCATGAACAACCCCAACGGATATTTCACTGCGCTCCCAGGGGTCGTTGATACTGATACCTACACAAACTGTGTAAATTTTCCTTTTGTGATTGAGAAAAAGGAGTGGGAGGGAATTATCCCTGCTGGAACCCCAGTTGTCCAAGTGATCCCTTTTAAAAGGGAGTCATGGAAAATGGAAATTGGAGTTGACCAAGAAATGCTTGAAAAGCATCAAAAAGCAGAACTGAAGTTCAAAACCCATATTGCATCTGTATACCGAAGATTCTTCTGGCAAAGGAAAGAGTTTAAGTAATGGCAAACATCATTAAACCAAGACGCGACACATCCGCCAACTGGGCGTCGGTCAACCCTGTTCTTGCATCTGGTGAAATCGGCCTTGACACAACTACGAAGCAGTTCAAGGTTGGTGACGGCACAACCGCGTGGAGCTCATTGCCCTATATAACAATAGCGCCAGGGAGCACTGATACCCTTACGAACAAGACCCTAACATCACCAGTCCTAGGCGGGACGGCAACCACCGCCTCTGGCAACCTCGTGGTTGCACCCGCCACAACCATTCTTGAGGTTCAAGGCGGCTCCTCAACAGACGCATCAATCCAGCTTAATTGCGAAGTAAACTCACACGGACAAAAAATCAAAGCAGCGCCGCATGCCGTATCAGCAACTAATACCTTGCTGCTTCCAGGCGGGTCGGTCATCGGCAACGCTGATGCTACGCTGGTTTCCGATACGGGAACGCAGACGTTGACGAATAAAACTATTGACGGGAACAGCAACACGCTGACCGTTCTTAATGCCCAGACTACGGCAACTGCATCAGCCAACAACAGCACGATTGTCCTTAGAGACGGAAGCGCAAACACTGCGATCAACCAGATTACCCTTGGAGCCGACCCAACGAGCGCCATGCAGGCGGTAACCAAGCAATACGCCGACAACATCTCGGCTGGTATCCATGCGCATGAGGCGGTTGATGCGGCAACCACCGCAAACCTTGCCTCTACCTACACCCCAGGAACCTTAGACGCCTCTGGCGGATATGGTGTTGGCGCAACCCTCACGTCATCTTCTAATGGTGCCCTTGTGCTTGATTCCTATTCGGCACTTAACAATGACCGAATTCTTGTAAAAAACCAGTCAACACAGACACAAAATGGCGTATACAAGGTCACAACTGTTGGCGATGCGGGTACGCCGTGGGTT